GACAGGCAAAAACTCCCCGCTGCAGTAGTCGGCAGCAGTGGGCGGAACAGCTTTCATTTTACAGACAAAACCAAGTTCTGATTCTATCCATCTTGCCATCCATGGCGCCGCATGTGCAGACAATCCATGAACCCGAAAACCATTGCGAAACCATTTTATGGCCAATAATCCATCATCGCCAAGCCCTAGCATGTGGAACGTACAAGTCACCCCGAACTCTTCACAGAATGCAGCAATTGCGCCGCCAATCCCTGTGAAATTGAGCACTGAGTTTCCCGTACTTGTGTTTTGGTCACCACTTTTGCGAGTAAAGGGACATCGATAGGCGTGGTAGCGTCCATAGCCTTTGGTAAAACCTTGAGCTTCCAGAGCCTCCGCGGATGCGGCGGTCATTGGGAAGTGGTTATAGAAAGCTATTTCGCACCGGTGAGCGCCTTCGCCCTGAGTAGAATCATACTGCGAGTAGTCGTTTTTCACACACTCGTAATCATCTCTCACAAAGTGGTCGTCGAACCACTGACCCGCCCGGTCAGCGGTTCCCCCGCTTGTGTAGGAATAGCGGGGCCAATCACTGGATGTACACTTTTCAAGGTTGACATCATTGTAGGCATGCGAGAGTGCTTTGCTGATCCCATACATAAATGGACCAAGAATCTCACGCCCTGTCAAATTTGCCAAACCTTGAATACCTCTTGGGGCTTTCACACGCGCATCGTAACCAGGTTCCGCCTTTGGAACAACGAGCTCCTTCTTGACAAAGAAAGCTCGGTCATCCGATCTGGATGCGTCAGCGATGTCGTATGGCACCGCCGCGCGCGCTTTTGCCTGCGCTGCCCGTATTGTTGGCTCAAGTCGAGCCTCCCACTCAAGAAAACCCCTCGGCCGGTAGAACGGCATGGTTTGCTTGAGGAGAGTGGGGTGGACGGCTTCAGACGCACGTTTCCACGCCGCAACATTAGCGGGCCCGCTTGGAGCCTTTTTGAGGTGCCGCACTGTCAACGCAACTGCTTCGTTGTGGACCGTGTCGGCGTGTACCAGTGGGAGGAGGGGTAGGTAGGCTGGACCAAGAAGATGAAATTTCTTCCTGACGTAGACTTCATCCGCTGTTCGAACAGGGGCACTCGAGTTCCGAACGCAATACAGTGGAGTTTTGAGATTGATGGGAGTGAGAGAGGTTTCCACCGCTTGAACGGCCCATGCTTGGGGGCCACTCGCGGCGGTGAAAACATTCACATCGCGCATCTTTTCCAAATTGTTCACACCATAGGCGTCGATCTGCTCGGCATAATATGCCACACCTGCGAAAGGTATTTGCGGGATCTTCGTGCGTCCCCACTTGGGCCTCTCCACTGACTGTTCATCAATGCGAGAGCTCACTGGGGGTTCCAACTTTCCTTCCTCCTCGGGCAGGAATTCTTCCGAGAATCCTTCCCTTGGAACGGCCACACCCCATTTCCCGTTAGGGTCCTGAGGTGGGTGATGGAGTCGGTCAAATTTGAGTGACTTCTCCTTTTCCTTTTTCACCTCCTCGCTCTGGAATGGATCTTCCCAGTTCGAGTAGATGATGTATGCGCCATAGGCTAGCCCGCCTACGACAAGTGCACCGCCTAACACACATGCTAACGTCATACTCAGATGGCCGGTCCACTTGGCGATAGTGAGACCGGATGGAACCCATAAGAGTGCTGACAGCAAGGCCTTTGCTCTGGTAGACCATACCTGTGGCTCAAACATTTTAGCACGGTTTGCCGCTTCATAAACGTGTCGGTGGGTAGCTAATCCGGAATTGACTCGGATTGAAGCTTCGATGCCCGACGC